CAGATGGTAGCGTGTCTTTCCATTGTTTCAACTGTAATTTCAAAGCCAGCTATCAACCTGGACGACACTTAACATTCAAATTCCGTAAATTACTAAAATGGTTAGGTGCTGATGATACAGATATAAAACGATTAGTTATTGAAGCCATCCGTGTCAGAGAATTAGTCGCTCCAGAAGAAGTAAAAGCAGAAGCTGAAGAAGAAAAGATTGATTTCAAAGTTCGTGACTTACCAGAAGATGCAGAGAATTTGGTCGCACTAGATTATGTCCACCCAGCATTGGAATATTGCGTGGCACGCAAAATTGACATAGCCAAATATCAGTTTTACGCAACTCGTCAAGCGCAATATAATCTACACAAGAGAATCATCATACCGTTCGTCTGGCAAGGTAAGACGCTTGGTTATACTGCCAGAGCTATCGAAGATAATGTTAAACCAAAATATCACAGCAACTATGAACCAAACTTTGTGTTTAACATCAACAATCAACAGGTAGACAGCAAGTTTGTCATAGTCTGTGAAGGACCGTTTGATGCTATGAGCATAGATGGTGTAGCGGTATTGAACAATGAATGCAATGAAACCCAAGCAGACATTATCGAAAGTCTAGGTAAGGAAGTGATCGTGGTAGCAGATCGGGATCGGGCTGGTGCTAAAATGATTAATAATGCTATTGAGTATGGATGGAGTGTTAGCTACCCCGTATGGTTAGAAACTTGTAAAGATGTAAATGAAGCAGTGGTAAAATATGGCAAGTTGTTTGTGCTGAAAACCATCTTAGACAGCAAGCAGACGAGTAAACTCAAGATCGAATTAATGAAAAAGAAACTGTATAATTAATAGTATGTCAATTAATATTGCAATTCTTAATGTTCCTTGTACGTTATCTAAAGTACCTCATGTAGCACCGGCTCTATTAAAAGGTAGTTTAGTGTCTGCTGGATTTACAGTTAAGACTATAGATTTTAATATTAAATTTTTTAATGAATTACAAAATCATATATATTTTAATGATTTTCAAACTTATTTTTTAGAGAATGTCATTGATGCAGATAAGAAAGTTTATCTATTAGAAATAATTGATCGATGGGTAGATGATGTTTTAGAAACAGATCCAGAATGGATAGGCATCAGTGTGTTTACCTATCAATGTAGAGTATCTACCAAACACTTTTGCGAAATAATCCGCCAAAAAAATCCAAATATAAAAATAGTATTAGGTGGCCAAGGTCTGAGTCAAGGTGGCATTAATGGGATTAATGCATTTCCGATTGAATTACAAGAAAAAAATCTAATAGATTATTATATTAAAAGTGAAGGCGAGATAACCTTAGTTGATCTGTTGAAAGGTAATACTACTAGGAAAGGGATAAACACTAACGATTTTGAGCAAGTAGATGATCTAGATGAATTATCTTATCCAGACTACAGCGATTATGATTTTTCAGAATACGAGTTTAAATGGCTTGCTATCACGGGTAGTAGAGGGTGTGTTCGTAAATGTACTTTCTGTGATATACACCAACATTGGGAATATAGATATCGAAAAGGGTCAAATATTTTTAAGGAAATGAAAACACTCAGCGAGAGATACGCTGTCAATGATTTTGTTTTTACTGATAGTTTAGTTAATGGTAATCTTAAAGAGTTTAGGAATTTTCTAGCAGCGTTAGCAGAACATAACAGCCAGACTGATGAGAAAATCTCCTGGAGAGGACAGTATATCGTTAAACCCAAATCTGTAGATAATCCACAGCATTGGGATTTGATGAAACGATCTGATTGTAAAGAAATCTGGATAGGTGTTGAATCTGGTAGCGAACGCTTACGCAAGGAAATGCAAAAAGGATTTACTGATGAGGATTTGTATAATGCGATAGAACAAAGTGCGGCTCATGGTATTTCGTCAAGATTGCTGATGTTTGTGGGATATCCTACAGAATCAATCGATGATTTTGAGAAAACATTAGATTTAATAAAAAAGTATAAACACTTGGCTAAAACTTTTATCAGTTCAATATCTATATCTGATACAGTAAGTATACTTCCAGGCACTCCATTGTATAATTCGGCAGACAAATATGATATCATCTTAGATGACAAGTATGAGAATAATTGGTTAAATTTAAATTATCCTGAATTAGATCTCAATGAAAGAATACGTAGAGTTGAAGTAGCAAGAAAATTAATTGAAGAGCTAGGATATCTAGGGCTAGTAGATGGATCACACAATCTTAACGAATTTTTAACCACCCATGCTAAAATTTTTGAGACTAGATTAAAAATTAAAAAAATAGTTTGGATGAAACAACAGAATAATGAGCAAAGCCAAGATTGAACTTATGAAAAAGAAACTGTATAATTAAATATATGAGCAAAGAATATTCCCCAGAACTACAGAAACTATTTTTAGAAATGATGCTAGAAGACGCACAGAGTTATGTGCGGGTTCAAAACATCTATAATCCAGAAAACTTTGATCGTAGTCTACGTGAAGTGGCTAAGTTTATCAAGTCACACACAGATGATCATAAAGCCATGCCCACACATGAGCAGGTCAAGGCAGTCACAGGTGTTGATCTTAAACGTGTGCCAGACCTAACAGAAGATCACTACAGTTGGTTCATGCAGGAGTTTGAGGGTTTTACTCGCCGTAATGAACTTGAACGTGCGATCCTTAAATCAGCAGACTTATTAGAAAAAGGTGACTATGATCCTGTAGAAAAGCTAATCAAAGATGCAGTTCAAATATCATTAACTAAAGATATGGGTACAGATTATTTCTTAGATCCACGTGCTAGATTATTGGCGATCAAGAGCAATAACGGACAAGTAAGCACTGGCTGGCCAACTTTAGATAAACGATTATTTGGTGGCATGAATCGCGGTGAGCTTAATATCTTTGCAGGTGGATCAGGTAGTGGTAAAAGTTTATTCATGCAGAACATAGCTATCAATTGGTGTACGCAAGGACTTAACGGTGTGTTCTTAACCTTAGAACTTAGTGAAGGTTTATGTGCCATGCGTATGGACAGTATGGTAGCCAACTGTAGCACCAAAGAAGTGTTCAAGGATCTCGACACAGTTGAAATGAAAGTCAAGATGGTAGGTAAAAAGTCAGGTGCCTTGCGTATTAAGTATATGCCAGCACAGTCAAATGTAAATCAAATCCGTAGTTATCTTAAGGAACTACAAGTACAAACAGGATTAAGAGTAGACTTTATCATGGTAGACTATTTAGATTTGGTCATGCCTGTTAGTGCTAAAGTCAGTCCAAATGACTTGTTTGTCAAAGACAAATATGTGTCAGAAGAACTGCGTAATCTATCCAAAGAACTTAACATCTTGATGATCACAGCAAGTCAACTTAATCGTGGAGCAGTAGAAGAGATTGAATTTGATCACAGTCATATCGCAGGTGGTCTAAGTAAGATCAACACAGCAGATAACGTGTTTGGTATCTTTACTTCTAGAGCTATGCGTGAACGTGGTCGCTATCAACTACAACTTATGAAAACTCGTAGTAGTTCAGGTGTAGGTATGAAAGTAGATCTAGAGTTTGATTTAGAAAGTTTAAGAATCACAGACCCAGGTGAAGAAGCACAAGAAAGCGGCCTACGTGGTGTTGGCGCAACTAATATCCTAAGTCAGATCAAAACCGGATCAACAGTAGCACCAAGCGAAGAATCAAAGATACAAGCTGGTGTAGATAGTAGCAAACTCAAGAGCATGTTGGCTGGTCTTAAGAATAATGCAGACTGAGTATAAAATCTTATGCACCGGAAATCCTAATGATTTTACAATAGCCCGTGCCATTAAACAGGTATTCCCGTCCGCTGACTTTGCATCGAGAGCCACAGGCTATGATTTACGTATGTGGGAACATTCTACTGAAGATTTCTTTAAAGAAAATATTGTAAAGTATAATGTTCTAATTAATAGTGCGTTTGTATCAGGTGGCGCCCAGCAAAAAATATTAGAAATTACTAATGATCTTTGGGAAACAGGCCATGTATTTAATATAGGTAGTACAGCAGAATATGAAGGTCGAAAAAGCTTCTTTCCGTTATATAGCATACAAAAACGTGCATTGAGAGATATGAGTTTAAGTATGTGTACGGCAAAATTTAAAACTACACATCTGACAGTTGGCGGGTTGAATGATAATAAACCCGAGAACGAATCTTATATGGATACTATTTATGTTGCTAATGCTATTAAATGGATATTAGAAAATGATGTAAATATTCCAATCATTGGCATCGAAAAACTATAATGCAATCTAAAAAATATTTCTGTTATGAGATTTATAAAAATCTCGCGA